CTCCTGCAGCCTGCGGCTGGTTTTGTCGACGCTGCCGGCCAGCTTCCAGCCGGCGGTGCCCAGCTTCTTCAGGTCCGCGATCAAGGTCTTGGCGGCGGAGGAAATATCCGAGGCCGACGCCGACAGCGAACGCGAGAACGACGCGAGGTCGCCGGGTACTTCCCGGCGCGCGTTGATGACGGACTGCGGCGTCCTCTTGGTGGCGCCTCCGCTGGCATATCGGGCCGGCCCACCAGAGGCGAAGCGCATCTGATTGAGGGCGTCCATCATGCTCAGCCCGTACTTACGGACAGCAGCCGCCCGAATGACGTACTCGCCGTTCGACAGCCAAGCCGGGATGTCGTCCGACGTAGGGCTGCCGGGGCCGAGAACGCTTCCGCCCGTGGGGAATGTCCACACGCCGCCGCCTGCGGCATAACGGCGCTGCACCAATCCACCACTAGCGTTGGTCTCGACGGCGTTCTTCGCGGCCTGGCTTGAGCCTCCGCCGCGCGTCACGCTTTCCCAGATGGTGCGTCGGGTCACCGACACGGTCACGGCCTTGTTTTGCAGTGCCGCGATGGCACCCCGAAGAGCGTCGACCGCAGCCTTCTGCGTACCGGTCGGCACCGTGATCGTGACCTTCTTGCCCTTGGTCCTCGAAATCTTGAACCCGAGGTCTTCGAGGGCCTTCTGTCCCTCCTTGGTGAGCGCGTTGACGGTGACCGTCTTGCCCTTGGTGCTTTTGACCTTCGCCTGGACTGCCTCCAGGTCCGCCATCGCGTTGCGGGTCTCCGCGATGATCTGCGTCTGCGTTTTCGGGGGCAGTTGTGCGTAGGTGCCGATGAGCTCCTTGATTTGCGAGTCGGTGAACCCGGCCTGGTCCATCGTCCTGCGCAGCGCGCCGATGCTCTGTTCCAGCACCGCGTTGCCCGCTTCCACGGAGCCCCGCTGGTCGGCCACCGACTGCGCGTACTCCTGCGCCGCCTTGGCCGAGTCGAGGAACGCCGATTTGACGGTGCGGCCCTTCTCGCTGCTGATGTCCAGCGTTGTGCCGTTGTCCTTGACGGCCTCGGTGAGGTCGTCCAGCGACTTCTCGAAGTTGATCTGGCCTTCGGCGGCTGAGATGGCCGCCCCGTTGAGTGCCTCCAGGGCGTCCGACAGTTTCTCGGCGGCCGACCGCTGGTCCGCCATTTCGTCAGCGGTCATCGCGGTCGCGTCACCCAGCTGTCCCTGCGAGTCCGCGGACAGTTTCGCCTGTGTGTCCGCGCCCGTCAGTGCCTCCGCGTACTGCGGCAGTAGCGTCAGCAGCTTCTGCGACGACGTGCCGTGGGCCTCAGCCTCCGTTGCCATCCGCCGGAAGGCCTCCGCAGCGGTGTCGGTCGACCCCGACTGGACCAGCGACGCCAGCGCCTCGTCGAGTGCCTGGACCTTCTCCCGCGCTCCTTCGAGGGTGGGCCCGCCGTCAGCCATCGGGTCGAAGGTCGAGAAGAAGTCCTCAACCCGGTCCAGGAGGCCGGGGTGGGCGATGCGCGCCACCGCCTCGCCGAAGCCATCCAGGTCCTGACCGAAAGTCTTGGTCAGCTCGCCGGAGGCCTTGCCTTTCTGGGCGAGGTCGACGAGCGCGCTGGTCAGGTGGGTGACGTTGGGGCCGGCGCCCCGCGCCTTGTCCGTGAGGGTGTCGATACCCCAGGCGATCGCAGTCAGCGTGCCCAGCACGAGGCCGAGCTTCCCGAGGGTCAGCATCTGGCCGCGCACCACCGCAGCCGTCACCCCGAGTGCCTGGAGTTCCCGCCGCACCAGCATGATGCGCGGGAACAGCAAAAGGAACGAGGCGGCCGCCAGGCCGAGGACTCCGACGAGTCCGGCCGTGAGTCCGGCGGCCTGCTGTATGCCGGGCGGCAGCGCGCTGTAGACGTTCACCAGGCGGGTGACCCACTGGACCATGTCCCGCAGTGCGGCGTTGGCAGCCGTTCCCGACTCGATGAGCGCCGACTCGAGCGCGGCCCGCAGCAGCTTGAGGTCGCCGATCAGGTTGTCCATGCGGGTCTGCGCGACGGCCTGCGCGTAGCCCTGGTCGTTGACGGCGTCCGTGTAGGTGCGCACGCCCTCCGCGCCATGCTTGTAGAGGATGTTCGCGGCACGTACAGCGTCCGACCCGAAGATCACGCCCATGGCGGCGTTGCGTGCCTCCGGGGTCAGGTTGGAGAACGACTCCTTCATGCGGTGGGACATCTCCTGCAAGCCGACGAAGTTGCCGTTCGCGTCGTAGGCCGAGAAGCCCAGCTTGTCCATCGCGGCCTGCGCCTCTTTGGACTGTGGCGTCAGGCGCTGCAGCATGACCTTGAAGCTGGTGCCGGCGTCGGAGCCCTTCAGGCCCTCGGCGGCAAACAGCGTCAACGCGCCGACGGTGTCCTCCAAGGACAGGCCTGTCTGGGAGGCGACCTGCCCGGCCATGCGCAGGGACAGGCCCATCTGGTGCACGTCGGTCGTGCTCTTGTTGGCCGCAGCCGCGAGGACGTCCGCGACATGCCCGACGTCCTTGCCCTTCAGGCCGAAGACGGTCATGGCGTTCGCGGCGATCTCCGCACCCTCCGCGACGTTGATCTCCGCGGCTGCGGCCAAGTTCAGGGCACCCTTGAGAGCGCCGCCGGCGATATCCGCGACCGACACGCCGGCCTTGGCGAGCTCGTGCTGCGCCTCCGCCGCCTGCACCGCAGAGAACGCGGTGGTGCGTCCTGCTTGGAGGGCTGCCGCCCGCAGCTGGCCCATCTCGCCCGCCGAGGCCTGCGTGACGGCCCGGACGTTGGACATGGCCTTCTCGAAGCGCGCCGAGGCGGCGACGGCGAACCCGAACGCCGCGATCAGCCCTACCGAGGCGCCCTGAACTGCCTTCAGGGTGTTCTTCTGCTGTTCGCCGACCCGGGCCATGGTGCGACCTGCGGTCCGCATGGAGGTGCGGATGTCGGTGGACGTCCGGGCCGCTGTCCGGGACGCGTCGTTCATGCGGGCCCGGAACGCGGCTATGTCCGCTGTGAGGATGACGGAGACGGTGCGCACTGCCATGGCTCACTCACCCCCGACCGAGATTGACGTGCAGGCCGCGCATGTCGCCGCCTTGGTTCTCGAACTGGCTCACGGTGCGGGATGCGGCATGGCAGGCATGGCAGCGCACCAGGCTGGCCGTCCACTGCCCTTCCGTCGCCGGATCGGTGGCCTCGCTCCACGGCTGGCGGCAGTCCGGGCACACATCCGCCTCGACCTGGTGCAGGGCGAGCGCCCATTCCCGGTCCTCGTCCGTCCACAGCGGCTCGCCCGGCTGTGGCCAGGGCCTGCCGAGGAAGATGCTGCGCGGGACTCCCCAAGCGCGGGCCGTCTCTACTTCCCGTCGGTGCGGGAGGCGAGGATCGCGGAGGCGTGCAGCGCGAAAGGGATGGTGGTGGCCTCGCCGTTCACCGTCCACGCGGCGTTGATGAGTTCCTGCCGCTGCCCGAGGTTGAGCTGCTCGAACAGGGCGGCAACGTCCTCCGCGCTCATCGCCGGGTCCACTGCGGATGCGGCGACGAGAGCGGGCGCGAGGGATTCGTCATCCCACGCCTCGCCCTCCTTCTCGCTCGGATGCTGCGCCACCAGGTCGCTCCACGCCTTGGCGCCCAGGGCGCGGAACGTGAAGGGGACCTCGGCGGCCTGCATACGCTCCCGCGCGTCCTTGATGCGCTCGGCGATCTCGATGCCCGGGTGCTGATCGGCGATGGACTCCGCCTGCCAGCCGGAGACGGCCGACAGCTCGCCCTCGAGCCGTTCCACCTCGGCGGCCACATCCCCCGCGAGGCAGATCCGCACCGTGTGCTCGCGCGGCCTCGCCTTGGCGAGGATGTCCTTGATGTCGGGCATCAGGCCACCGTCGCGTTGGTGTTCGGCTCCTCCCGGAGCTTCATCTGCGACGTGAACTTCGCGACCTCGTTGGGGGCCGGCGGGATGCTGTTGCGCTCGCCGCACTCCACCGGGTACACCTCGACCTTCTGCCCGGCAGCCCAGGCCGTGGTGTACGGCAGGACGCGGCGCACGACAAGGTAGCCCATGGTCTGGTAGGTGAGCGTGGTCCACGGGGCGTCGTCGCCGGCGCTGTCGCCGCGCTTGAAGGTCACCTCGGGGCTAAAGCTGCGGCGTCCGGCCCTGTTGGTGGTGTACGTCGACGCGAGTGAGCTGTTGTCGACGTCCGCCGTCTCGGCGGGGATGTTCAGGCCGTCGGGCGTGATGCGCGTTGTGAAGTCCTGGCCGGCGTTGAGCTCGGCCACGGTCGGTGCGGCGATGTTGGCTATTGCGGTCACCCAGGCAACCCGGGTCTTGCCGTCGTTGATCACATCAGACACGGCAGTGCCTCCTTGGGGGCATAAAGAAAGCCCCGGCGAGGCGGGGCGAGCATGGGCTGAGGGTGCGAATCAGATGCGAAGGGCTGCGACGGTCACGCTCGTCACCCCGGAGTACGAGATGGACGCGAGACCCGAGTCGGCCGGGTCGGCGAACGGCGTCTGCGGGATGGGGATCATCTGCTCCCCGGAGGCCGTGACCGTCACGGTGAGGTCCGGGTTCGCAACGGCTGCGTAGAAGTTGCCGGGGGCCGCCACCGTCACGGTGATCGACGAACCGCCGCCGTTGATGACGTGCAGGAACGTCGTCGGACCCGGTGTGACCTTGTCCCCGCCTCCGGCGGCGGCAACGTAGGTCGGGTCGAGCCCGGCGGCGGTGATGGTCTGAGTGGTGAGAGTGGCCACGGGGCTCCTCCTAGGAAGTGGTGGACCTGAGCTGATACTGGATCGGCACGTAGAACAGCGGCGGGGTCACGTCGTCGTCCCGCTGCACGGGTGGACCGCCGAGCTCTTCGGGGCGCCACACGGTACGGCCGCCAACCGCCAGCGGACCGTGCAACGCCTTACGGGCCTTGTCTGCCACCCACAGGCAGCGCTCCTCGTCAGGGCCCACACACGTCACCTGGAACAGGCCCTCGTAGTCGGTGCGCCGATCGGCCAGCGACTCGGCTATCGAACGACCAGGCGCGAAATGCAGGACGGCGTACATCCTCGACGCCGGCGCCGGGTCAGGCGCCCCGCCTAGCCCAACTACCAGAGCCTGACCTTCCAGGGCCGCCTTCACCGCGTCACGGTGCGGCAGGGCTGCTGGCGTGGTCATCCCTGCCCCATTTGCGCGCCGATCGCCGCCACATGGGCCGTGAAGGCCGCTGCTTCAGCAGCGAGGGCGCGAGCCCCGTCCATGTGCGGCGGGTTGTTGACCGATCCGAACTCGAGCAGGTTGCCGAGCGCGCCCTGGGGCCTGGCCTTGTCCGGGCCGATCTCTGCTGATGCGCCCGTCGGGTGGGGCCTCATGTCGTAGCTGATACTGCTCGGGTACAGGCGGGCATGCCGCCCCGCCGTTGCCGCTGCGTTGGCACGCCAGGTGTTCTTCACGTTCAACGCGCCGCGGGCCACTACCGCCCGCGCCTGGACCTGCGCCCGCACGGCGTTGACACGGAACACGCTCGCGAGCTCTTCGAGCTGCCGGGTGTCTGCGTTGATACTCACGACCGATCCTCCACGGAGATCCGCCAAGCTGTCGCCGTGCCGCTGTACTGCACTCCCGTCACCCATAGCCGGAGGCCGACCAGTCGCTGGTCGAGCGACGCGGTCACCTGCACGACGTCACCAGGCGCCGGCCGCTCACTGGACGACGGCAGCGGAGTCGAGTACGGCACGGTGACCGTGTACTGGCGCAGCACGACCTCCTGCTCGCCCGCCTGGACCTCGCTCTCGGTGACCCGCTCCGCCTTCACCCGAGCCTTGCCCGCGTAAAAGATCACGGCAGGCGCGCCAGGGATGCTCTGGCCGGTCTCCCGGTCGAACACGTCCGGGCCCGGCCGGTACAGAGTGATCGTGTCGCGCATCAGTTCCTCGGCGGCTGCTCGGCCAGCCGTCAAGGCCTCGTCGAGGTCACTCACCGGAGGCCCACCGTGCCGATCCGGCGCCGGTAGGCGCTCAACATCTCCTTGTGGGCGTCCGAGAGCGCCCCGGAGCCCAGCGACTCGGCCGCGTAGACCTTGCGCCTCTGGTAGTCGTCGATCGACACGTCGTACTCCCGCAGGTAGCCAGGGTTGACCACGGTCATCGCCGCCAGGTCCAGGCAGACCGCTCGGACGTCGTCGGGAATCTCCGTGTACCCATGGGTGTAGGTGACCTCCACCAGGCCCGGGTCGGGGTACGTGGTCGTCCCGGGCAGGCGGCGCCAGCCGCCCGTGCGGAGCAGGCGGTCCCCGGACAGGACCCAATCCTCCAGGGCGAGGCTGTTGACGCGGACCCGGGACACCGACTCGACCGGCCTCTGAGGCAGCACAAGTTCCGTCTCATCCAGGACCCGCAGTGTGACCACGTCATCCACTACGCGCGTGATGGCCTGCCGCGTCCACCTCCGGATGATCGCGGAGGCTGAGGCGAGTGCCAGATCGGCTACCGCTTCGCTCACCTCCGACTGGGTTACAGCGGCGAGGTCGGCCGCCGTGGCGAGCGGGAGCAGTGCCATGGCGGCCTCCTCGCATCAACGGAAGCCGGCGGCCTTGCGGGCCGAAGCTGCCGTCTCATCGTCGGTCTCCGGGGTCGGCTTGCCCTCGACCACGCCCGCCACGGTGTAGTGCTCGTTGGGCGTCGGGTCGGTCTCGACGCCGTAGAAGCCCTGCTCCTGCGCCTTGTCTGTGGCGCGCTGCACCTCCTTGGCGACTTCGTCGTCTTCGGGTACGGGCTGGTTCTCCGGCTCTCCGGCCGGCTTGCTACTACGGGCTGCCATGGTCTGCTCCTTAGCGCCTTGAGACGGTGACGCGGACGATGCCGCCCGGGTCGGTGATGCCGGTGCCGACCGCGACCGAGCGCCACAGCAAGGTGTCCCCGGCCGTGAGGTCCAGGTTCGCGGCGGTTCCGGACAGCGTGATCACCTTCTCGTTGTTGGCCGTCGCGGTCACGCTGCCGCTGTCGAAAGCCAGGGAGGCCACGGTCGTGGAACCCGACCCGGCCTGGCCCTTGTTGACCAGGGAGTAGGTGCGGTGGTTGGTGGCGGCGCCGGTAATGGCGGCCTCGGGGACGTACTCGACGCTGGTGACGGTGCAGTCGAACGGGGCCTGCGCGAGGACGGTGTCGTCGGACGCGCCAGCGGTGGAGACTGCCGGGACGTTCTCCTCGATGACCCGCACGTAGGGGGCGGTGTCAGCCATGTCTGTCTCCTTCGTGGGGTTCGGGTCAGGCGCCGACGGTCTTCAGCACGCCGACGGGGTAGCGGGACGCCTCAGTCGGCTGCTCGTTGTTGATGCGGTTGGAGACCTGCCAGCCCACGCGGAACGTGAGCCTCACGGCGGTCATGTCCTGTTGTGCCAGGTTGTAGATGATGGCGCCGGTGTTGTCCTGGATGACAGCCTGATCGAGAATCTTCATCGTGATGTCCGAGCGGACGCCGATGACGAACTCCGACCAGTCGCCCGCGAACAGGCGGACGCCGTCGACGCCGACGCCCCCGGCGAGGGGGAACATGCCCTTCATGGCGTACTGGATCGGGTAGCCGTCCAGGGTTCGCATGTCGCCCGAGACGCGGGACTCGTCCAGCTTGCGGCCCTGGGTGTCGCGGGCCCGGCGGAGCTTGGACTTCGCGGAGGTGGCGGCGACGAAGCCGTTGACCTCGAAGCCATCCGCCTCGACCTTCTCGTAGACGTTGTCGATGTCGCCGAAGAAGCCGCCGTTCGCTGCGGTGGCGCCCTCGTTGACGCTGTTTCCGGCGGCGGTGGCTGCGGAGAGGATGTTCGTCGGGAAGGAGCTCGGCGCGTTCGTCCCGAAGAAGATCGTGGAGTCGAGGAGGCGGCCGAACGCCTCGCGGACGAGCGGCTCGGCCTCGTCCCACAGGTCCGCGTCGGTGTCGGCGAGGACGTTGTCCGGGAAGGGGACGATTGTCGCCATCTCCTCCACGTTGAGGTACTTGTTCGCCCAGTTGACCTCGGTGGTCTGCTTCAGGCCGGTATCGCCGGCGACCCAGTAGGCGACCGGCAGGGCCGAGAGGATCGGCAGGCGGACCTGGCCGCGGGCGACGGGGATGCGCTTGAACATGCTCAGGGCGGCCGAGTCCTCGACGGCCTTGCCGAGCATCTCCTTGGAGACGTCTTCGGGGATGAGAGCCGCGGCATCGGTGCGGCTCGTCAGGTTGTTGTAGGCCACGGCTTATGCCTGCCTTTCCTTGGAATGGCCGGCCAGGACCGGGCCGGACGATGTCAGCTCGCGCCCGCCTGCTGGCGGATGAGCTCGTTCATGGAGGTCGGCTTTGACGCCGACGTGCGGGCGCCACCCTCGAACGACGGAGGGGCGGCCTCGCGGGCGAGGTGCGGCTTGCGCTTCAGCAGATCGGCGAGCGCCTTCTCGATCCCCTTGCTGTCAATGTCGCCGTCGTCGTCGACGAAGTCGGCCAGGTTCAGGAACGCCGCGGCATCCGAAGGATCTGCGAAGGTCGATGCGGCAAGCGCCCGAACCTCGGCCCTGGCGGCGCGCTCCACCATTGCGGTGGCGCGCTGTTCGGCCTTGGTGGCGCGTTCGGCAGCCTTCTGGACCTCGGTCTTGTCGCGGTCTTCGATCTCCTGCAGGCGCGCCGCCTGCTCCCTGGCTGCCTTCTCTGCGGCCTTGGCGCGCTGCTTCCACTCGCTGAGCGCCTTCTCCCCGGCCGGCCCGAGGGGGGCGTCGGTGGCAGAAGCTTCAGGCGTAGTGGTGGGCTCGGCGGTCGGCTCGCCCTCAGACGAGCCAGCCGGTTCGGTTGCTGTTTCGGACATGCGGTCTCCCGTTGCGGGATCAGCGACCGGGCCTTGCGCCCGGTCAGGTCAGGTAGCCAAAGCGCCGCAGCATGGCGATCGCCTCGTCCCGGCTCGTGGCGAGCCGGTAGATCTCTTCCGGCATCAGCCGGGGAGTGCGGAGCCGGAAACCCCGGCCGACGTCGGCAGGCACTTGCCCCCGTGCGATAGCCCGGGCCCGCTCCGAGCGGTAGAACGCACCGCGGGTTGTCGTGCCTTCACGGGTAGCGGCGACACGATGGCGATAGGCGCCGGCGGTGTACATGCCGCGGCGGGCGTTCACAATCGATGTGATGTCGGCGCCATCGCGGATCGCTCGGGCTCCCGCTGCAGTGAAGAGCCGTTCCTGCTCCCGACGGGACAAGGAGTTGAAGTAAGACTGCGCATCGGTCACCAGGCCGCGCTGAGGAGGTATCGGACGGGTTCCTCGCCGAGCGCTACGGGCGATGAGAGTGGCTGGCATGTGGATGCAGTCGCAGCGTGGATGCCTCTGGAATCCCCTGTTCCAGCCGAACTCTTTGCCAGCAAGAATGGCGCACCGTGCGCAGCATGGCGCTGCGGCGATCCTGATGTAGCCCTGGATCGTGCGGCGACCCGCGATGCCTGCCCCGACAGCCGTCCGGCCGGCGTCCGCTACCTGTGTCGCTGAGATTCGCAGCAGCTGATTGAGGCCCCGCATCATCGCGTCCACGTCCGCAGCGCCGGCGGCGATCGCCTCTTTGGTGGTGATGACCGGCAGATACAGCAGGCTGTCCAGCGGACGGCCATCCGAGGCTTGACCGGCGAACGCTGAGGGGCGCACCCTCGCACCCTCGGCGGGGTCATCGCCGTCCGCTGAGACGACGGCGTCCAGGTAGAAGTCGGCCTGTGCGGCAGCGGCCAGCTGGCCGGCCCTGACCGCCTCTAGAACGGCCGGGCCGACCAGGCCCAGCCATGACTCTGTCAGCCTGCCCCGGTCCATCTGGCGCCACAGTTCCTGGACACGGTTGGCGGTCCTTCGGGCGAGCCGTGCCTGCCCGGCGTAGTAGGCGCGGGCCAGGTCGACTGACGAAGTCACTGACTGGCCTCCAATGCAGGCCGCTCATCAGGCTCCGGCTTGGGCCCGTACTCGGCAGCCAGGTCACCATCCAGAGCCCTCGTGAGGGCTTCCTCGTTCATGCGCCGCCAACGCTCGATCTCTTGGGGCGTCGCACCCCAGCGCTCCCACAGCACCTCCCGCGGCACGCCGAGCGTGCCCATCTTCACCAGGGCGTCGACCAGCTCACCCTCGGTGCGCCACTCGGGCGACTTCCAGACGATCCGGGCTTCGGACGATGCGATCCCCGCCAGTCGCATCGTCCGTTCCAGGCCCTCCTCCAGGAACCGCCTCCGCTGATAGATCTTGTGGATCAGACCCGCCTCCGCAGCCTTCAAGGCCTCGGCACTGAGATTGACCATGGAGCCGAGCAGGTAGTGCGGCGGCGTGGAGGTGATGGCCGCGATGTCGTGGACATCGGCCTCCTTGCCCTTCAGATAGCCAGCGAGGTCGGCAGCCGGGAAGGAACCAAACTTGGCCGCAGCCTCCTCCGCCATGAGGATCTTGTCCTGGCCGACATTGAACGGCTCGATGTCCTGGCCGTTCTCGTCAACGGGGATCTCCATACCGGTGACCCAGCGCTGCGGGAATGCCGCATACTCCTGAGTCATCATCCGGTCGGTGATCGTCTTGTTGATCCGATCCTGGATCCCGATCACCGAACGCAGCTCGCTCGCTCCGGGCTTCAGCATGCGCGGCCGGTTCGCCAACTCCCCGAACGGGACCTCCCTCAGGACGTTCCTTCCGCCCCACTCCTCGCCGGCTACCTGGCGGCGCACCCACACCGGCTTGCCACCCGTCTTCGGCTCGGGGGCATCGAACTTGTAGATCCGATCCGGCAGATACAGCGTGCAGCACAGACGCGCCGTCCAGTCGTCCAGCCACAGCTTCAGTGCGGCCGCCGGAACACCGGGGACATCTGGCCTGTAGGCGATGATGACCTGAGTCGGGTGCTCCGGAGTGATCCGGTAGCCACCGCCCGGGAGAGGCTCCACCATCAGGTAGGCGTTGCCGCGGATCGCCGCCTCAAGGAAGGCGAGCTGGCTACCCCCGTCCAGGTTGTTTTCCTGCCACAGCGCCCACGCCTTATCGTCCTGATCGCCTTCAGAATCCGACTGGAAACCAGCAACCTCCAGCCGGCCGACAAACGCGTCCACCACAAGCTCGCAGTAGTTTGCCCGCGACATACGCAGCAGCCGCTTGAACGGCTCCCGAGCTTTCTCGTGCAGGTGCGGCAGCCGGTGCTCGCACTCGTAGTAGCTATCGAAGACGTTCGTCTCCTCAGTCCGCTTGCACAGCGCGTCGTACAGGCGGTCGCGCCACCACTCCGGGGAGTGGACAGCATGCTGAGGCATCCGGCCCCCTCTCGGTCAAAAGCCGCGAGCGCGGCGCCTCTTCGGTCTGGCTTGGCCGGCCGCGATCGCGTCACCGGCGGCTTCGTGGGCGAGGATCGAGCACATGCCCACATCGATCTTCTGAGCCTCGGAGGCCTTCTTCAGGACGTACCGGCCCGCCGGGCGGGCGCCCTTCCGCATGTTTCTGATGTGCTGGCCAGCCCACTGGCAGCCGTCATGGCGGAAGACCGAGTCCTTCTTCGCCACGTCCGTCGCGAGCCGCTCGGCGGCGCCATGCATCTGTGCGATCCGGTTCGTGTACCAGCGGGTGACGACCTTCTCGCCGTACTTCTCGGCGAGCGTGTCCGCCTCGGACTCCCAGTACGGCGGGTCCAGGTAGGCGCGCACTACAGTGAAGCGGTCGAAAATCTCATCGAAGGCCGCCATGACCTCCAGGCGCGGCACCTGACCACCCCAGTCCTTCGGGTTCCAGACCGTCGGCAGCTTGTCCGGCCCGTAGGTCGGAGTGAACTGGTAGCCGCCCAGCGTCTCCAGGCGGATGCCGGTCCAGTCGTCGATGTCCGAGCCGTCGAAGCCGAGCGTCACCGCCGTGCCGTCCTCGACCTCTCGCTCCTCGTGGAGCAGGTCCCAGCGGTCACCATCGATGTACGCCCCGGTGCCGGCCACGATCCGGTTCAGGTAGAAGCGTTCGGCCTGGGCCGGGTCCTTCTCGGCAATCTCGACGAGCTCGCCGTCGATCCGGTCGAGGTCAACCCAGCCGCCGGCGAGGACGGAGGAGTCGCCGTAGGCGACCTTGAGTGCCTTGTGCCGCTCCCGCTTGTTCGCCAGCGATGCTGGCGCCGGGATCCGGTGATCGCGGTACACGTCCTTGACGGATGCTTCCGCGGTGCGCTGGGCCACCGACTGCTCGCTCGGGTCCCACGCGTTCGTCGTCTCCACCGCACGGCCGCCAGTGCCGGACAGGTTCCGCCTCTGGGTCTCGGCGAGCTTCCAACCGCCGTTCGCCTCCAGCCAGCTGTGTGTCTCGTCCTGCACCGCGAACGTGATTCGCTGACCGAGGCGGGCCCGGCCGGAGCTCGTCACCGGCTCGATGCGACCCCCACCCGGCACGTTGATCCGCGTCTCGCCAGTGTCGTGGACCAGATCGGCCAGCGGACCCTCGTCGATCATCGGGACAAGCGCCCGATACACGTTGTCCGTTTGGTCCTCACTGGTGGCCGCGATTTGGATCCACGGCGTCTCCCATGCCCGACCCACCGGCTCCCCGTAGGCGTCCCAGCCGGCGAACCGGACCGGGCCGACAGCCTCGGCGCACACCATGGCGCACGTCAGCGGGCCCTTGCCCCACTTCTGCGGCCGGACGAGCTGACTACGGCGGTACGCCCAGGCCGACCGCCAGCCCTCTTCGGTCGCGGTCTCCCGCAGACGGTAGTGCCAGGCCAGGAACGTCCACATCTCGTCTGTCAGCAGGTACGGTTCCCCGATCTGGTCCCCATCGGGGATGACGCAATGCGCCTCTATCCACTCACCTACCTGCCAGCCCAAGGTGGGGAACTCGCCGGGATGCTCAGGACCCCGCCACGGCATCGAGGCCACCCTCGATGACAGCCTTGCGGAGCACTCCGATGTCGACCGGCCCGTCCATGACTACAACCAAGGGCAGGTCGAGCAGCTCCTTGAGCTTGTCGATCGTCGGCGCTATGCCTTCAGGGTCGAATCCCTGGCTGCCGATCACCAGGATGTCTCCCGGTTCGATCACGACAATTTGCGCCATCAAGCACCCCCCGCTGCGCTACCTGGATCCACGATCTTCAGCCGCTGTCGGGCCGTCTTCGGCGCCGAACGAGCGCTTCGCTCCTGACGCTGCTCGGCCACCTCGTCCGGAGCGATCTCCCAGCGCAGCCGCAGCATCGCCAGGGGTGTCAGCCCGAGCCGGTCGCCGAGCTGCCTGGCCTCCTTGGAGGCGTCCAGGTCCCCGAGTTCCGCCTGCACCTTCCACCGGACGTACTGGGCGACTTCGCGGGTCCAGCCCAGCCGCTCCCAGGCCGCCGCCTGCGGGGTGGCCCACAGGTCGGTCCAGAGTTCGGCCTCGAGCCGTTGACGGGCCTCGATCTGCTTGTTGAGGATGTTCGCCTCGGCCTGAGCGGCGGCCAACTTCTTCTCCACCGTCGCCTTTGCTCGGCCGGTCAGGTCCGGCTCCAGCAGGGCGAGCTCGAGCTCGTCGGCCTGCCTCTGGGCCATATCGCGCTTGGCCACAGTGACAACGTCATCCATGAGGGGCCAGCGCGGCGGCTCGCCCTTCCTGCCCCCTGCTGGCAGCCGGGTCATGGCGACGGTGGCGTTGCGCCTGCGTCGCTCCCCGGCCGGCTTGGGAGGCGGTCCCATACCTGCCATTCGTGATCACCCTTTCGCGCCGTTGCGGCAGGCGCGCGGTTCACGTTGCGTCACTCGACGCATGATCTTGAAACTTCCAGACCTGTACAG